CTCCAGCACCTGGTCGGCGAGGTCACCCTTGTGGTAGCGGGTGCGGGTGAACAGGCCCCGCTGGTCGGCCTTGATCTCCACCGGGATCCCGATCGGGAGACTGTTCTGATCCGACGGGGTGCCGTGGATCGTCATGCCGTGGTTGTAGAACACGCCGACCCGCCAGGAGGCCCGCTGGCCCTGCGGGGCGAGTTTCGGGAGGATCCGGGTGAACGCGGACGGGTCGATGACCTCGATGTAGTCGCCGTCCTGGTCGTGGATCGGCACGGGGGTCTCGAACACGGCGGCGTAGGCGTCTACGGTGCGGCCGTCGCCCCCGGCGCGGATCGAGATGTCCTCCAGGGGGAACGAGCGGGTGAACGGCAGCGGCGCCGCGTCGTCGCCGCGGCTGCTGTCGTCGCTGATCTCGATGCCGAACTTCTTGCACGCGGCCATGATCCGGTCCTTGACCTCGGACAGGGTGACGCCGTTCACCGGGTACTGGGCGGCGTTCTTCGGCATGTTGATGTACGACCAGGCGGCCTTGGCGTGCTCGGCGGTGTCGATGGGGTACTTGCCGTTCTTCGGGTCGGCGTACCTGACATCGCCGTACGGCTTGTTGTCCGCCATGTCAGCCCTTCCTGCGTGCTTTTCCATTGCCGCGTGGGTCGCGGGGTAGATGCCGAGCGCCGCGTGATGCGCGAGATTGCAATAGCCCTTGGGATCGGCGATGTACTTCCCGAGGTGCAGCACGCACCGGTCGAAGTCGCCCGGCTGCCCCCACCGGATTTTCGCGGCGCCCTCACCGTGCACCCAGTACTCATGGAGACGCTCAGTGCCCTTAGGGTTCGTGACCTCTCCGGCAGCCATCACGGCCGCCGTACTGCTGCGGGGCGGCGCCCGGGGCGCGTGTTGTTGCCGCCGTCACCCGGCGACGTGGTACCGACCGGCAGCCGGGCCACGGATCCGGCGGGGAGCGGCTGCATTCCCGGTGTCGGCCCCGACCCGGGGGGCTGCGGGAGCATGTGCTGCTGCTGCGCGCTGACCCCCGGCACCGCCGCCGGCACCGCACCGGCCTGCAGCAGCCCGGGATCCCCCGACCGGATGAACGCCACCGCGCTATCCGGCGTGTAACCCGCCTGCGACAGCACCAGCAGCGCCTGCGAGCGCACCAGCGCGACCTGCGCCTGGTTCGTCTCCGTGTCCTGCAAAGCCGCGATATCGCTCGTGTCATACCAGAGGCGGATCCCCTGCGGCGGCATGTCCGGGATCAGCTTCTGCAAAGCCCCGCACGCCGACCGCCACTGCGGCCTCGCCCACATATTCGCGAACTTGACCAGCGACTCCTGGTAGCCCCGTCCGGCGCCGCGCAGCGGCTCGAGGCCGACGAGCACCGCGGGGACCATTGACTTCGCCAGGATCCGCTCAGTCCCCGCCGACTGCACATTCGAGAAGTCCATCTGCGACAGCGAATTCCCCACCACAGTCAGGTCCGCGCCCTGATCCAGGATCAGCGTCTTGAACGCGTTGTCCACGCCGCCGTACCGGGCCTGCATCCGCTCCCGGATACCGTCAATCGTCCCCGGCGCCAGCTTCTGCGAGTATTTGATCAGCAGGTTCGGGGTAGCCGCATGAGACAGGTAGTTCAGCTTGTACCCGGTCATCGCCGTATCCGCCTGCGCGTCCCGCAGGGCCGCGGTCATCCACGACTCGCCGCGGAACGACGCCACCGGGTCCGGGATCGGCGCCCAGTGCGCCACCTCCGCCGCCGGCACCGTCTGCGGCGCCCCGAACTGCGCCTGCATGTTCTCCGGCGGCTCGAAATGAAACCCGGTCACCCGCCGGTACGGGCCATTCGGTCCGCGGGTCACCTCGGAGACAATCGTCACCCAGTCCGGCCGCCACCGCACCAGCTGATCCCCCGCATCCCAGATGTACGCGTTCCCCGTAATGGACACGTCCTGCTCCATGCGGGCCAGCAGGTCCCCGGTGTGCCCGTCAGGCCACGGCTCCTCCAGGATCCGCAAACGCTGATCCCCGAACAGCTTCTTATCCGACACCGACTGGAACTGCAGGCGCGCTTCGGAGAACAGCAGCATCCGGGTCAGCACCGCCGCGGACACGACGCTGCCCGCCCCGTACGCCTGCAGCTGCGCCGCAGCCATCGACGGCAGGACCGATTCCCGGTCCGGGGTGCCGTACAGGGTCGTCAGCACAGCGGCGCCGGAGGCGAGGCCCTCCCAGTAACCCGAATCCCGGCGGGACAGCATCCGGTCGACAAGCCTCACGACGCGCGAGCCCTCTCAAGCACCGACTGCAGCGCCGGAACCTCATGCACCTGCGGGACCGCGGGTTTGCCGTCATCGCGGAGCAGCGCCCACGCACCCACGCACAGGGAATCGAAGATCAGGCACGCACCCAGCGCGGGGAGGCCGATCAGCGCACCGCCGCCGAGGACACCGGCCAGCGCCACGATAAGCAGGACCACCGACAGCCGCACGCTGACCTCCCTCAGATATTCCACGCGCCCGGCTGCGAGACTTCCTCCCACCGCACGAGTGCCCACACCGCGAACTCCGACGCCGCCAGCGGGGCCTGCTCCGTCACCACCCGCCGTTCCAGCGCCCGCGCGCCCGCCAGGGGACGCTGCTGCGCACCCCGCACTGCTGCCGTCAGCTCGGGCTGATTGAAATGCCGCAGCAGCCCCGTTCCCGCCATGTCCATGAATTCCCCGTGCGCCACCGCCACGTCCTCAGCACCCAGCCGCTTCACCGCCACGCCGACCTCACCCAGCTGGCGGTCCAGCGTCGCCGACTGCGACCGCGGATCCAGCGCCACGTCCACCGGCTCATCCGACATGTACAGCGCATCCATCACCGTCGCCGCGACCGGCGGCGGACCGTGCCAGACGATCTTCACCGCCACCAGGCCGGAATCATCGCGCCACGCCTTCACGATGGCGCACCGCAAGCGGTCCTCGCTGATCTCGATCCCGAACGCGCACTCAGCCATAACCCAGCGTCTCCCACGTCTGCTGCGAGATAACCTCCCAGCCCGGCTTGGCGACCTCGGGCCACTGACACAGATAAGCGCGGCGGAACTCGGGAAGCGCCATCGTCCCGAAGTCGGCGCGCACCGTTTCCTCCGTCACCGTGCGGCCAAGTGCCGGCATGCACGCCCACCAGGTCGCAGGGTCAGCCGGATCAGCATTATCCGGTGCCGAATAGCCGAAATAGGCTGCAGTATCAGTCGCGCCGAGCTCGGCCATCGCCCGGCCATCCTCGATCTTGCCCCGGAAATACGCCGACTGCTCATTACCCGCCGTCGAGACAACCCACAGCTGCGCGGACTCCCGCGTCATCATCGCGGGCTTGACGGCCTGCTCGATCGTGTCACTGCGCTGCGCCCACGCCTCGTCAATCACCGCTAGGTCCAGGGTGTCGCCGTGATCGGAGGCTTCGGTCCCGGACGCCAGCATGATCATTGACCCGTTGCGGAAGATGAATGCCTCGGAGCCAAATGCTTTCCGGATCCCCATCAGCTTCCGTAGCGGCGACCGGTGAATCCGCGGCCACCACACGTCCAGCATCCGTCGGCGCCCGGCTAGCCGGGTCTGCGCCGAATAAGAGATCATCGTGCCCGGGATGTCGATGCCCCGCGCGATCATCAGGCTGAGGATCCCGACTGACTTGCCCTGCTGGCGCGGCACCTCGATCGTTACCTGCCGGTAAGCCGGGATGCCGCGAACCGTCTCCGTCGCGGTGCCGATCGTCGTCACCTGCCACGGCATCAGGCCGCCGAAACCCAGGACAGCCGCCACGGCGTCCACGGGCCGCGCGAAATTCTCTCGTCCGGCCGTGGGCCGCGTGGCCCATCTCGGCTCAGCGGCGGAAGGCCGCGAACATCTCCGCGAGGTCACTGTCAACCGTCTCACCCGGTCCCATCAGCGCCTGTAGCGTCATGCGTGCTTCGCGCGCCAGGTTCGCGTTCCCGGGGTCCTTCTCATGGGCCTGGATAACCCGGCCCGCAAGGCGCCTCATCTCTGCCATCGGGTCATCGACCGGATGTGATTCCACCGGCGGCGCGGCCAGTTTCAGCGCCGCGCAGTTGCGGCAGAGCGAGTGATCGCCCGCCTTATGCCGCCGCGACCTGCGCATACGGAGCGCATCCGAATCCGCCAAAATCACCCTCTGTTACGTAACGTAGTGCGGTCCAACGCACACGGATGGCTGCGGAGTCGGGAAATGTCCGGTTTTGTCTAGCGCGATCCGCTGACCTGCGGTTTTACCATCCCGGATGGTCGATCAGCGGGTGGTCGCTGATGACCGTGACGGTGGTCGCTGACGACCGTGGTCACTGTCAGTGATGGTCACCCTCATCCGCCATGGCTACCATCGTCTGGCTGCGGCCCATCGTCTCGCCTGCCCGCGCATTAGGTTGCCGCGGGTCGCGCCTTCGCCGCGGTTATGCCTGCGGCACGCGAGGCCGGGGAGGTAGCCGCCGTTGACGTGATCGTGCGCGAGGTCGAGGAACCTGCGTGCGACGTTAAGCGGCCACCAGGGCATATGCTCGCCGCCGATGACGCATATGTCTCCGGGCCGGTAGAGCAGGAGGCGGCGTTCGCGGATGGCCTGGTGGCTGTAACCGTAGCCGCGTTCGGTGGTCGTGCCGGTCCAGCGCTTGCGTGCCATCAGTGCACCGTCTCCGGAGATGCGAATGGCGCCCCGTTCCGGGCGCCACTTCCCCATCGTGACTAAGTTAGCGCAACAATGACCCGGGATGTCAACTAGCGGCACGCGAGTCTCTTTCGTCGACTAGGACGATGACGTCGCTGAGGGCGTACCAGGG